TCAAGATGGTCGAGCTTTCGACTGGCGACATCGTGGAGATGTACGTCAAGCCCCTGACTGCCGCCGAGCGTGACCGGGCCAAAAAGGACGCCCGCTCCGAGGATCCGGCAGCATTCGCCCTCCAGCTGCTGGTGCGTAAGGCGCTGGACGAAAACGGCACCCCACTGTTCAGCGCTGGCGACATCCCGACTCTTAAAAACGAGATTCGTGACGCCGACCTTCAGGCCATGATGCTTGCCGTAATCGGAGCTGACGAGGAAGAACCCCTCGACATGAAAAGCGGCAGCTAAGGAGCTAGCCAAGGACAACTGGCTTCTTCTCTGTTTGGGTGTGGCCAAAGAACTTGGAATCACCCTCCACCGCCTCCTCAACGAGGTGACCGAAGAAGAACTAGTGCTCTGGTCTCTGTACTTCGGCTACCTCAACGCCGAGCAGGAAAAGGCGATGAAGAAAGCCCGCAGCCGCCGCTAAGGCGGCTTTTTCACGCGACCTAGACTGACTGGAACGGATGGTGTAGCGAGCCTTGGCCCAGTTCGACGCTGATATTGCGCTACGGGTACAGGTACTCGACAGCGAGATCAAAGAGCTTGAATCTCGTATCAATAAGATCAACAATACAAAAATTACAGTCAACCCGTACCTTCCCTCTGGTGCGCGACGTGCTGATGCAATAACCCGCTCCGAAGCTGACCGCCTAAAAATCCAACAAGCTGCGTTACAGATAGATAAAAACAGACTTGAACTTGAACAAAAAATTAGCGCTCAAGCAGCAAAGACTCTAAACACGAGATCTTCTTGGGTTCGGGCTTTACAGAAAGGTGCGCAGTGGCAGCGCGACATTGCAAAAAATGCTGAAAAAGAAGCCACAAGACGCGGAGGTAGGCGCCTCGAAAACCTTGCCCTAGGCGCTGGTTTCCCACTGCTGTTTGGCGGCGGAGCTGGTGCAGTAACTGGCGGCGTTTTAGGTTCGTTTGCCGGTGACGGGTTTGGCGGCCAAATCCTTGCCAGCGCCATTGGTCAGCTACTCGACGACTTTGCTAACAGAGCGGCAGAACTGGGACGTGCTCTTAACCCATTAACCGCTGACGTTGACGTTATTATCGAGCGGGTCGGGCTGGTTGGCACAAAGACTGGTACTTACATAGAAGCGTTAAAAAAGGCTGACCAAAGCACAGAAGCTCTGGTGGCAGCTACCAAGGAGCTGGAAGCAATAATCGGAACACAGGGCGTCGCTGCGTTCCGAAATTTTGGAGAACAGACACAAGAGTTTTCCAATCAGTGGCAGATAGCAATGACCCAAATGGGCGCTGCATTGGCAAGTGTTCTGGACGGGCCACTGGGTGCACTACTTGCAAGCCTGGAACGCGCAAACGCTGTTAGATCTGCTGCGACGTCTGCTGACCCGGAGCTTCGGCGTCTTGCAACAGAGCGCGAAGCAGCAGGACGCCCAGGAATCCTTGGCGAAGGTTTTGGCGGTTTACAAAAGCAAGAAGAAATCACTGACCGGATCGTAGAGCGCACACGCGAACTTGCTAAAGAACGCGAAAAAGAGCTTGCCACTATTAAAAAGACAAAAGAAGTAGACTTAACTAGACTAAATCTTGTTTCAGCTCAGCTTGACCTTGCTCGTACGAGTGGTGATATAACTGACGATAACGTCTATAAACTTAAACTAAAAGTAATAGAGCAAGATATTTATGTTAAACTTCAAAACGCCATAAATAAAGGTCTAGAAACAGAGAGCATACTTCAAGAAGAGAACCTCAAGAAGCAGCAACTAAAAAATCAAAGACAGGATGCACTAATTGCTAAGTATCAAAAACTTCTGGGCTTGCAGAGCCAGCTGATCGGCGTAACGCTCCAGGCAGCATCCTTAGATGTCGAGTCCGCAAGAATCACAGGCGGTCGACTCGCTGCAATTACGGAAGAGTACAACCAGCAAGACGCTATCTACAACCTCAAGGCCAGAGCCCTTCAGCTTGACCTGCAGCGGACACTGGCCTCTAGAACCCTCAGCCAACAAGAGCGCGAACTCTATACGGCTGTCTACCAAGAGCAGCTTGCAAACCTAGAAAAACAAACCGAAAATAAGAAACTCCAACTGCGGTTTGCAGCCGCGCAGCTCAAGCTGGAACGTGAGCTTGAAAAAATTCAGAGCAAGCGCCAAACCGAGCAACTGGGTAGCGACTTAAATCGTCAGATTAGTGATGTTCAAGATCGCTTAGCCTCTCCGTTCGCGACAAACGAATCGGAGTTACTTCAGCTCAGGGTTAAGCAGGCTCGCCGGTACGAAGATGCCATTAGGGGTGTCAACGAAAAAATAGAAGAGCAGCAAGCAATTATTCGAAGTGGCCTAGACGTAGAGGGTATTTCTGCTGAGCGTGTAGCAAACCTGCAGCGTCAGCTAGATCTTTACAACCAGCTGTTACCAAAACTAAATGCTGTAGAGCAAGCTGAGCTAAAGCAGCAGCAAGCTTTGAGGGCTTTACAACCTGTTGTTTCTGCGCTTGCTAGCGGCATGTCAGACGTCGTGACGTCACTTATTGACGGCACTTCAACCGTAGAGGAAGCCGTTTCTCGGATGTTTGCCAATATCGGCAAAGCTCTGATTGATTACGCGACCCAGGCAATCGCTATTTATTCGGTTCTTGCTATCTGGCGTGCTCTCGCCGGGGTTAGCTCTGGCGGTAGTAGTGCAGACGCCATTCCCTCTACGGGTAACCCTGCCGCCCCGACCATCAACGGCTTCGACACCGGCATGAACACCAAGGTGGCCGCTGAGGGTGCTTACTGGTCTGGAGGCTTTAGTGCGTTTGCCGACGGCGGAATGGTGACCAAACCCACCTTGGGTTTGGTGGGAGAGGGGGGTGAAGCCGAGTACATTATTCCTTCCAGCAAAATGAACGGCGCAATGGCCCGCTGGAACGCTGGTGTTCGCGGCGAGGATGTCATCGACGGACCAGGCGGAGCACCCGGGGGTGGGGGTGGTGGCGGCGAAGTCCCAACCTTCCACCTAGAAACCACCATGATCAACAACGTTGAATACGCAACGGTGGATCAAGTAAGGCAGATGGGTTCGGTGGCCACTCAGCGCGGTGCTGTACTAGGCGAAACGCGCACCTTGCGTAAGCTGCAGATGAGCGGCTCCACTCGACGGAAACTCAACCTCTAATGGAACTAAGTCTCGGTCACTTCCTGACGCTGTCAAGCCGCACCTCTAGCACTCAGCTGCGGTTTCAGAATTTCTATATCGGCAAGGAGATCGACGGGCGGAGCTTCATGCCCTTTGGCTTTAGCGGGTCAACAACCAACCGCCAAGGGGACAACATGGAGGCCACTCTGGTCTTCCCCAATAACGAGTTAAGCCGCAGCTGGGCGGGGGAAGCGTTAGAGGATGCCTGGACTGCAGAAGTGCAGGTCTACACGATGGGACCGCTAGAGACCAGCCCCAGGACGTTGCTGTATGAGTATTTCGGGCAAGTGTCATCAGGCGGCTGGGACGAGACTTCTCTCAACCTGAATCTGAGCACAGTGTTGGATGCTGTGGACTCCAACGTCCCTGTGCGGGTGATGCATCGCAGCCTGGTCGGCAAGCTTCCGACCAGCAGCAACCTTGGCTTGTGAGCGATTGCTAGGGATGCGTTACCGCTTAGGCGGCGACGGAAGCGACGGCACAATCGACTGCATCCATCTGGTCTATGCCGTCCTGGCAGAGCTAGACATCCCAACGCCCGAACTGCTGCAACGCTGGTACGACTACCCGCGAATGGAGATCGCCAGGGCACTATTGAAGTGGGGGAAGCGTGTCGATCAGCCGACTTACGATGGTGACGTCAGCTTGCTAAAAGGCGAGCAAGTCATCTTCGGTGTTCAATGGCTGGGCGGGATGATGGTGGTCAGCCAAAAGAGCGCAAGGGTTCTTTGGTGCCCTACCTCAGCAGTGGAGCGGCTCCATACCTTTCGCCATTACTCCCGTTTGAGCGTGACCTGATTGAGCTGATCGG